ATGAAACATTAGCGGAGATATATAAGAATAAGCAGAGCATTGAAAAGGCCATTGCAGTTGAAAAGGATAATGAAATAGGCGAATTAAAAAAGAAGAACAGACGGTTAATAATTACTAACACAGCACTGACACTCGGTATCACAGGACTGGCTTTTTCTACTATATATTTTGCAATCCTATGAACATGGCTTTTGAATTACGTGATGTTATTACAATTCTCGGTGCAGCTATATCACTTGCATCGTTATATTTTGCACTAAAGCGCAGCGTGGATAAGTTAGCCGGGCAAGTGCGCGGAATAGACACCTACCATAAAAGAGAAATTGAAATGATTAATACTGCGCTTAAAGAACAGAAAGCCGAATTGAATAGTAAGAATGATAAGTTAGAAGGGAAGATTGATGCAATCCAAACGCAGATTGCCATGATCAGTTCGCACCTTGCTGAATTGAATGGCTACTTGAAAGCTAATAAGTAAATACTATGCATACAATAGACCGCGAAAAGCTACATCGAGAATTACACGATGGGACTGGACCTGTTATCCCACGCATTCGCGAACTAATAAAGAAGTATGGCTTAGATATTACGGTTAATTCATTAGACAAAAGCTATCGTAGATGGGTAGAAAATCTACACATTCAATCGGTCAAACCAACTCCACAGCTTCAAAAGCTGGATAACCATATAGGTGACTTCACCAACATGGTTAATGAGTTGATTCCACAAGAAGCGAATCCACTTGACCTGCCACCATCGCAGGAAGCAAACTACAAACCTTTTAAGCTACCTACAAACCACAACAACATTCTGCTGCTGTCGGATATTCACGTTCCCTATCACAACATTCAAGCTTTAACGCTGGCACTGAAGTATGGACTTGACAACGATGTCAATACTATTCTGCTCAATGGTGACATCATAGACTTCTATGCTATCAGCCGATTTGAGAAAGACCCACGCAAACGGAACTTTGGGCATGAAGTCTTAATGACCAGACAGTTTTTGCAAACGTTACGCAAGCTCTTCCCGAATGCTGCGATTTATTACAAGTGTGGTAATCATGATGTGCGCTATGACCACTACATCATGCGCAATGCACCTGACCTTTTGGGCATGGATGAGTTCAATTTTGAATCATTGATGAAGTTGGATGAGTTAAATATCACTTTCATTCCCGATAAACAAATCATTCACGCAGGCAAGCTTACCATTCTGCATGGTCATGAGCTTGGCGCATCGGTATTCAGCCCGGTAAACATCGCACGTGGTTTGTTCTTGCGTGCAAAAGACAGCGCATTGTGTGGTCACCACCACCAAGCAAGCGAACACACCGAGCCAAACATCAATGGCAAGATAACAACGTGCTGGTCTGTTGCATGTCTATGTGAATTACATCCCGACTACATGCCTATTAATAAACACCATCATGGCTTTGCGCATGTACGCGTGTTAGATACTGGCGAATTTGAAGTGAGTAACTATCGTATTGTTAATGGCAAGATTCGGTAAAAGAAAAATGCCCCACCGTTGCAGGGCATTGTTCAATCAAATAACAAAAACATTAACAATAGTACACAAACGCGGCAAATATAAACATGAAACGCAAGCAACATCCAAAAGTTATCCATCGAAAGTTGGGAAGGGAACGTGCGGATGGATTGTACTGCGATAACGTTATTGAGATAGATCCAACGTTACCGCCAATGCGCTACATGATTGTTCTCATTCACGAATACCTGCATCACATCCAGCCCGAGTGGAGCGAAGAAAAGGTGGACGCTGAAGGTGAGGCACTTGGTCGCTTTCTTTGGAAGCATGGCTATCGCAAGGTGCAGCAATGATGCGACCGCTGCTAAGGATTAAAAATCTAAACATTCTTAGACATTTTTTTATAGTGCAGTACGCATTGCAATGTATACTCCATACGTTCTAATTCGCTTTTACCGCTTACGGTTGCCCAGTATTTTTCCGTTCTTATAGTTCTCCAGTCCTTTGTAGTAAATTCAAACGTGTGATTAAACAGTTCTTTGTTTAGTTGTGCCAACCTTATCTGCCTATCAAACTGATCGTTTATTGATTGTTTTGAATAATGACGCGGGAACGTTGGATTCATGGCCTTGTTATCAAATGACATTTTGCTTTTCATGTTGTATTGATTTTAAAACCTACCTGCTAAACCTTCCGAATGTAATTCACTATGCATCCAGTCCCGGATACGACCAAGCATCTTATATTGCTCAGCTGTTAGTTCTTCATTCTGTTCAATGTTTCGTATTTGCTGTAATAGATCAGCAATCATGTCATAATACTTCACACCATTCACAGCGCAATCAAATGCGTGCTGGTCTTTGTTCAATTCAAATGTTAGTGTTGCTTTCATCTTGTATAGTTTTATTTGGTAGTCCTGCTTTACAATCCGTATATCCATCATTGTACGAATCATGGATGTGATTCATTTCAATCGTTTGCACTGCGTTCAATAGTCCTTCCATTTCAGCCCACGTCATGCGTATGGCTTGACCTTTGAACTTGCGCTTTAATGCCAGATGCAGTCTGCGAATGGCTGTTTCTTTTTTCTCTTGTGTCATTTTAATCTTTATATGTTTCGTTATAAAATTTTTGACCAGCATCATCACCACCTTTATCAATGTGTTTGAGCTGTTGCAATATTACATCTTGACCATCGTGCCAACCATGTGAATAGGCATCAACAATCTGCTCCCTTTCCTTATCTAAACAAGATTGCACTTCGTTCAAGAAATCTCGTGAATCCATTGTATATACAGTAAATAAATTAGGCGCGTATTTCTCAACAATACGCATTGCTTCTTGTAATGCTGTTAGTTTGCTCATAAATACTTAGTTTCTTTGGTTATGGTAAATAGGTCTTTATTGACTGCTTTGATTTTGTGAAATAGGTTGTCTTTGACATAGCGTGTCTTGGCATTGATGTACATGTTCAGCAAGACCAACCGTTCTTCCTTCAGTTCATCAAGCGGCATCAGGTTTCTTTTGGGCATTGAGTTTTAATATTTCGTTTTTGACGTGGTGGTAGTATGCTTTAACCGAATAATATTCACCGGTTCCTTCGAAGTCCTGCATGATGTCGCTGGGTGCGTTCGTGATTGCTTCATCCACGCAATACAAAGCGCAGTTGATAGCTTTGAAATGCACCTGTGCTAACTGACCTTCCTGCGATTCGCCTTCGACTATATCAAAATAGTTCGAGTACAGTTGCCATGCTTTGTCTTTTGCTTTCATTGTTTAGCTTGTTGATTAATTCGATTACTTGCTCTTTGTTGTAGTAGTGCTGCATTGAATTGCGCACGTGGTCTTTGAGTTGTTCGGTGGTCATATGTTCAAAGTATTAAGATATTCGCGCCACATTGGTACACGCTCCTGAAGCTTTGCGATTGCATCTGCATCAAATTCCACAACCTTTTCATGGATTCGCTCCTGCACTGGTATATCATATTCCCAACTTGACAAATCACTTTCAAGGTTAGCGTTTGGATTTTCATTAAGGTAGGTAGGCATATCGAATATCATATTCTTTTCGATACGCGATGCTTTCTTTATGAATTCATCGTTGCCTTGTGGATCAATAAGATTCATGCGCAAGGATAGGCGGTACTTTTCGGTATCTATCATTTGACTTGGCGCATTGACCAGCACGAAGCAGAACGTTGCCTTAGGCGCACCTGTTAACCAACAGTATGCTTGACCTTGCCAGTAATAGTCTTTGCTTAGTTCATTCACCTTTGCATCAATGAAGGTGTGGATGTCCCATGAAGATTTGATATCCGGTACATTGATTACTTCATTGCCTTCTTTGATTAGCAAATCAGGTGTACCTGTGATGAAGTCATTTTGAAAGTTTACTTCATTCTTGAATACGATTGCTCCACGTTCCCTGCGCCATAGGTCGATTGCATCATTCTCTACTGCGATTCCCTTTTCAATGTACTTGTTGCTGATTTCTTTGTAGCGTTTGTCCTTGTTCTGCACATAGACTTCAAGCAATGCGCTTTTGCAGGTTTCACTTAGTCCTGTCTTTGTGCGTGCATCGGTCATAAGCTTACCCAGCTGCGATGCTCTAAATTTTACTTGTTCCATTGCGTTTTGTTATTTGTTGCGAATGTATTACAGCAGTCCTGATAGCTGCTGCTTTTTAACATTTATTAACGGTTCGATTTGATTGAGCAGTTCTGGTGGGCATGCTTGCAGAATGATGTCGCAATCATCTAAGCTATGCGCCTTTTCAATCAGCTCGTGTAGGTATTGCACATCCTTGTTAGCTGAAGCCAGCGTGCCTTTCAACTTGAATGGCTTATACACATCCACGTTCTTGCGATTAAGGTCACGACCTAACAACTTGCCGAATGACACAGCAGCGTTTTTAAGGCACTCTGTTTTAAGTTTAGGAAATGCAAGGTCTAAAGCATTAGGTTTCTTATTATCTGCGTTCAATGCCCATCTATTACGTTCTATTGGATCAGCGGCAATGTGGCTCGGCACTTTATCTACCATGATTACAATGGATGCTGCACCTGTTCTGCGTAACTCATACCCGGTTATCGGATGAATCACTACAAGGTCAAGTGAACCGACTACTTCATTCGCCATGCGTTCCCACTTAAAATTTTCAGTGCGCCAATGCCCAAAGAACATTTCGTCTAAAGTTGTTTCTACGTGGCTAACTACCAGCGTAACGGCTTTGCCATCGGGTGTTTTTTCGATGCCTTCCTTATCAGGTGCAGCGTTAAGCATTTGCTGGAACTTCTGCAATGCTTCTAAGTTGTCTTTGTGAAAACTGTTCATGTTGTTATTGATTTTAGATTAATACTTCATTAGGCA